GATATGAAGATCGGGACTTTATTTTGCCAGAATTGACAGTAAATGAAATAGTATGCGAGCATAACCAGCCTTTTGATGGTGAGTTGTTTGTTCGGCAGGCGGTCACACTACAAGAGCAGAGGCAGGCGCGGTTTTGGCGCTGAACTGAAAGAGTCATATTTCAATCAGGCATGCAAAAATATTGAGATGGTAAACAATCCAGAGCAAATAACATTATTTGAAGATTATACTGATGATAATATTGAAGATGATATTATGGAATAATCACAACTTAAACTGGAGTTCTGACATGAATAAAACCGAAAACAAATCATCGAAGCCATCGAAAAAGCATCCGTGGAGAACGTACAAGAAAATACTCACTGCGAAAGAGCTTGAAGATGTGCCTGTGATAACGATAAACAGTTACAGCTATGGGCGGTAATAATACTGTTGACATCCAGCATGTAACACATTGTTATTCAATGGTCGAGTAAGGTCGGCAGATTTTTATGTCCCGGTCTTGTAGGAGGCCGTAAACGCGCTGACCGGTAAGGGCCGGGACAAAAAATTTAAAACATTAATGCTTGACTATAATATAAAAATTTTGTATATTTATACTGTGTGATTGATTATTTATTATGGGTCAGATAACGACATATATTTGTAAGCATAGTCTTACACATACCCGCCGGTTTTGACCCATAAAGTCAATCACACACCCGGCGGGTTTTTATATTTATAGGAGATTATTAATGATTAAACAATGTGAGGTGTGCGGTAAAGAATTTAAAACATGTGCTGCAGTAATAAAAAATGGCGGAGGTAAATATTGCAGTAGGAAGTGTTATAATATATCCAAAAAAAGAGGAATGAATAGGACATGTAAAATTTGCGGAAAAACTTTTTATGTCATGCATTCTCGAATTAAAAAGGGATATGGTAGATTTTGCAGTATACAGTGTAATGCTATATATCAGACAGGAAAACCGAAGATCAGTCATGTACCACCAATAATAAATACATGCAATTTTTGTGGCAACGAATACAAAGCCCAAAGGCATACACAAAAATTTTGCTCACGCGATTGCTATGCTAAGCATTTAAGTCTTAATATAAGATGCGAAAATCACCCTCTTTGGAGGGGTGGATATAATGAATATTATAAAAAACGCAGCTCATGTCCTAAAATTGTTTTATCATTAAGAATGTCTAACGCGATTAGACATAGTCTTAAAGGGACTAAAAAATACAGATCGTGGGTTGATTTAGTTGACTATAATAAAGATCAATTATATAAACATTTATTAAAAACAATGCCTGATGGTTATTCATGGGATGATTTTCTTACAGGTGAACTTCACATAGATCATATTATACCAATATCTGTATTTAATTATTCCTTACCAGAACATATTGATTTTAAGAGATGCTGGGCATTAGAAAACCTTCAATTACTTCCTGCAAAAGAAAATATGAGTAAGAAAGATAAACTATATAAACCATTTCAGGCATCATTAAGGATATAGAAAGGATTATAATGTGAATACATTCTCTATTGCTGACCTGCTATCACAGCTTAAAGGCACAAAAAAAACCGGAAATAATTCTTATTCTGCTTTATGTCCATCTCACGATGATAAAAACAACTCGCTATCCTTGAAATTTGATGAATCAGACGGAAAAATATTATTACACTGTCATGCCGGATGTACTTTCGATGACATCACCGCCGCGCTCGGTATCGAGAAGAAGCAACTTATGGGCAACTCTGGCAACGGTAATGGTAATAAATCTGGTAAGCTCACCATATCCGACACCTACGATTATACCGACCCGGACGGCAATCTCATATACCAGGTTGTGCGGTTCGTCCCTAAGACATTCCGGCAACGACGACCCGATCCACAAGGTAAAGATGGATGGACATGGAACCTCAAAGGCATCAATCCGACATTATTCAAGCTCCCCGAATTAACGAAGTCCATCACCGCCGGTAAAGCGGTATGCATCGTCGAGGGCGAGAAGGACGTCCTGAATCTCGGCAAAATCGGTATCACCGCGACATGCAACTCAGGGGGCGCTGGAAAGTGGCCTAAACACGAATCTAAGCGATTTAAAGGTGCAAAGGTTATCATCATACCGGATAACGATAAACCGGGCACAGAACACGCCCATGACGTTGCAGGGGCATTACAGAAGTACGCTGCCGAGATTAAAATCATCAAACTGCCGGATGCCAAGGACACCTCAGACTGGATAGCTTCCGGAAACGATAAAAAACAACTGACACAGCTTGTTATGGATACGCCGGTATGGGAACCACCGCCGGAACCAGAACCGATTAAACCCGGGCAGCAATTATCATCAAAATTACCGTTTCGCCTTATCGGATATAACGATGGTTGCCATTATTATTTACCTCATGAAGACCTCCAGATTATCAGACTTTCACCGGATCAACATACACAATCTGCTTTAATAAATCTCGCTCCGTTGCAGTGGTGGGAAACCAATTTCCCTTCTAAAACAGGTGCCGACTGGAATGCAGCTAAAAACTGGCTTTTCAGAACATCCAAAAAATCAGGAATTTATGACACCAAACGGTTACGGGGTTGTGGAACGTGGTTCGACGAAGGCCGTGTTGTTCAGCATTTTGGCGACAGGCTAATCGTTGACGGCAAAGAAACTGATATACAGGCATTAAAAACACGGTATATTTACAACGCATCATATCCTATAGAAATTGAGCGCGCAAAACAATTGGATTTAAAACAGGCACGAAAATATCTTGAAATATGTCGCATGGCTTCATGGGAAAAACAAATACATGGTACGCTTCTCGCCGGATGGTGTGTTGTTGCGCCGATATGTGGAGCCTTATCGTGGCGGCCGCATATATGGCTTACGGGGGCATCGGGAACTGGAAAAGCACAGCCTCACAGCGCAAAAGTTCTAACTCCTACTGGGTGGAGAACTATGGGTGAATTAAAAAATGGTGATTATGTTACTACACCAGATAATAATTTTGGTTGCATAAAGGCAGTTTATCCGCAAGGGAAAATACCGGTTTATAAGTTGACTTTTGCAGATGGTAGAGAAACGAGAGCAACATCTGACCATTTATGGAAGGTGAGAAGTAATGGTGGGTGGAGATTAAAAACAACAAAAGAATTAATGACTATACTGAATAGAAAATCAAAGGTTTCTATGATGACGGCGATACAATTAACAGAACCAATAACAATTATTGGAAACACAAAAATAAAACTTCCAATTCACCCTTATATTCTCGGCGCATTATTGGGAGATGGTCATTTTGCAAACATCAAAAAAAGAAATGTTGGATCAATAAGACTAACCACGACAGATGATTTTATTATTAAAAAAGTTAAACGTTTATCATCACAAGATATAACTTTTTTCCCAACAAATAAAAAAGAAACTTATCGTATGGGTGATTTATCACGATATGGTCGCAAAACAAGATTATTAATCAAAGAATTACGTCTTCTCGGAACACGATCAGATACAAAATTTATTCCTCAGGATTATTTAGACGCATCAATTAATGACAGAATACAATTATTACAAGGGCTTATGGATACTGATGGCACAATAGGCAAAGGAGGTGATATATCTTATTGCACTGTTTCTAAACAATTAGCGGATGATGTTTCATATCTTGTTCGGTCTTTGGGTGGGATTGCAAAAATAAAAATAAAACATCCTACTTATATATATAATGGTATAAAAAAGAATGGTAAAATTGCCTATAATATATCAATCAGAATTACTAAACAATCAATGGCATTTTCTCTTCCTCGTAAATTACAGAAAACAAACGATAACAATCAATATTCTGATTATCTGTATCTCAATATAAAATCAATAAAACCTGATGGGTATGAAGAATCATCATGTATTGTAATAGATCATGCCGACAGGTTGTATATAACAGATGATTTTGTTGTAACGCATAACTCATGGATTATAGATGATATAATAAAACCGGTTATCGGTGATATTAAATTACAGGCACAATCCAATTCGACAGAAGCCGGGATTAGGCAAGCTCTTGGCATAAACGCCTTTCCTGTATTATTCGATGAGGCAGAGGGAGAAGACGCGAATGCACGGCTTAGACTACAAGGGATTATCGATCTTATGAGGCAATCAAGTTCCGAGACCGGTGCACCTATTATTAAAGGAACACAGGGCGGACGTGCTATGATATTTCATATACGATCATGTTTTATGATGGCTTCTATAGGTGTAAATGTAGACCACAAAGCCGATAAATCAAGAATATCAATATTATCTCTGATGAGGCCGCATCCTAAAGACGCAATTGACCTATTTGATAACATCAAGGAAGCGGCAACGATTATTACTCAGCAATGGTGTGCTTCTTTGCGGGCACGAACTCTTATTATGATCCCGGTAATACTCGAAAACGCACTTACTTTCGGACGCGCAATTGCTCAAAAATTTAATGACCAGCGCATTGGTGATCAGCTTGGTATACTGCTTGCCGGGGCATATTCACTTACTTCAAATAGCGCAATTACAGAGAAAAAAGCCGCACAGTGGATCGAATCGCAGGACTGGGAAGGTGAAAGTTGTATCGACGATGAATCAGACGAACGGATATGTCTTAAAAATATCATGAGTCGTGTATTATCATATACTGTTGACAATCAGCGTGTTGAAAAATCAATTGCAGAAATATTGTATAATGAGGATTCGAGTATATACAGTATGGAGGCTTTAGAGCGTATTGGGATACGCATTATTGATGAAAAAATTGTAATTTCTGACTCACATCCAGCAATAAAAGAGACGCTAAAAAACACACCATTTGAAAAAAATTGGTCAAAATATTTGCGAAGATTGCCAAAAACAGAGCAAAAATCAGGCTGTAGAATTAATGGAATTATTTATCGAGCAACAGCAATTCCATATGATGTTGTTTTTTTAACAGGCGAAAAATCATGAAAATAACGTCTTGTTTGCAAAAAACGCCTATTTGTTTGCAACGTAAATGCGGGCTTAAACTTAATATTATCAAATACATAAGTCATTTGTTTGCATGTTTGCAAAAAAAAACGATAGATATATATAGGAGAATATACTTTTTTATAAATAATATTTTTTATTTTTTTATACCTCCTTGTATGTACTATATAATATAAATAAATGCAAACAATGTATATATATATAAGGAAGTATCAATAAAAACAATGGTTTACATGTTTGCATTTGATTTGCAATAAGTATGCACCGTTTGCAAGTATTGTGTAACTAATTATAAGACAACAATATAACTTTGCAAACAACATATTTTCCTTGACAGAATAGTAAAAAGAGTATTAATTTCTTATGAACATCTTTATGATTATAGAAAAGAGGTGATGCTAAATGATCCTAACAAGAAAAATGCCTAATGGCACCATAATTGAACTAAGTGAAGAAGAAAGAACACCGTGTGAAATATGGTCAAGGGTCATGTAACTGGGTTATTATAGACCGGTCGAAAGTTGGAATATAGGCAAGAAACAAGAATTCAAGGATCGTGTTTATTTCAAAGAACAAACAAAACCAAGTGGAGATGAATAATTATGGCGCGACAGAGAAAGAATACCACGCAACAAAATACACCGCAACAAAAAACATCGCAACAAAAAACAACCATCGAAAAGCAGCCAGGCGAAAAGCAAACGCTGACAAAAGATCAGATTAATAATATGAGTGTAATCCAGATAAGAATGTTCGTTCAAGAGCAGCACGATCCTGATCTTGATTGTTTAATGGATATATTTCGACGTGATCTGTTGCGCGAAAAGCTGATTGAAAAGCTGGGACTATGAAAAGGATGTCTTTGAAACGATATATACAAGTGTTAAAAAAAATACGTGAGGATAGAGGTTTATTTTGCGAGGCTTGTGGTGAACCGGCAAAACACGGACATCACATAATACCGGTATCAGAAACAAGAATACATTCCGAACTTGTTTATGAACCGGCAAATATAATTTTACTATGTGATGAATGTCATGCACTTATGCACCCATTAATTAGGAATGTATCAGATTGGAAAAAAGCAAGAAAACAGCGCGGGCAAACACTGAACCGCCAGACTTAACACAGCCGACAAATATCCTACAAAAACTATTGGATATTGAATTGAAACGGCTTGATATTGCTGTTAGAATCGAAAATGAAAGAAATATAGTTTTTCCTGAAACAACTGTTATAATTCATGATATAATAAAAATAGAAAAAGCAATTACAGAAAAAAAAGACAACAATAATAAACCAGATGTAATTAATAAAAAGTTATCGAAAAAAGAAGCGTCAAGACAGATAATAAACAGAACAATGAAAGAACGAAATGACTAAATTAACAGACAAACAAAAACGATTTGTAAAAGAATATGTTGTTGACCTGAATGCAACTCAAGCGGCTATTAGGGCCGGATATAGTAAAAAAACTGCCAGACAGATTGCAAATCAAAACTTGTCAAAAGCTTACATTAGCGCAGAAATACAAAAAGAATTTGACAAAATAGCAAAACAGAATGAAGTATCGGTTAAGTGGGTTATTGATGGTTTTGTAGAGGTTGCGAATCGTTGTATGCAAAGGATGCCTGTTATGGAGTTTGACAAAGAATCAAAACAATATATTCAGGTAATGGACGAAGATGGTCTGGGTTTGTGGTCATTTAATTCTGCTGGTGCAAATAAAGCTCTTGAAATGCTTGGTCGTCATCTTGGCATGTTCAACGACAAGCTCGATGTTAACATGACAATAAATTCATGGGATGATTTAGAAAAGGAACTATCCGATAAACCTGTCAAGGGAAAACAGTGATAGCTCAACAACAAAAAACAGTTATAACTCCCGGCATGCGTGAACTCTGGAAACGGTCACATGAGGACTGGTGTTTTTTTGCCGAGAATATACTAAACGTAAATCTTGATAACGATCAGAAAAAAATAGTGAGAGCGGTTCAAAATGAGCCGCTTGTTTCTGTTAGGTCAGGAAATGCACGAGGTAAAGATTTTGTTTCAGCTGTTGTATCGAATTGCTGGCTACATTTAAAACGGCCGTCTAAGGTTGTGAACACTGCGCCGACTGGTAGACAGGTTGAGGCCATCATGATGACAGAAATAGCCAACATACGCAAAAAAGCAAAAGTGCCTCTTGGTGGTAGACTGTTACAAAACCATATTAAATTTGATGACGACCCGGATCATTTCCTTATTGCATTCAAGGCAGCTGATACGCACGATGAAACATGGACAGGCTTTCATTCCCCGAATCTCATGGTTGTTGTTTCAGAAGCATCAGGCATCGACGACCGTACATTCAACAACATCGAGAAAATCCTCCCGGGCAATTCACGGCTACTAATTGTTTTTAATCCGGTACGGGCAAGCGGCGAGGCATTCCGAAGTATTAAAGACCCGCGATACAAATCATTCCGGTTGAACTGTCTCGATGCTCCAAATGTAAAGGCGAAAAAAACAATTATCCCCGGACAGGTTGATTGGAACTGGGTTGATAAACTCATACATAAACCTGGCATGGTAACGGTTATTGATGCTGACGATGTGAAACCGGAGCTATATGATTTCGAGTGGGAGGGGCAATGGTACAGGCCGGGAGATTTATTTCTCATCATGGTTATAGGTGAGCCGCCCAGGGAACAGGAGAACCAGCTTATACCCTACTCATGGACACAGGCCGCGGTCGAACGTTGGCATGAACGCAACGGGAAAGCAAGCCCTGGCGATAAGCTGTCAATGGGAGCCGATATTGCTGGCATGGGGGCTGACAAAACATCATTTGTGTATCGATATGGAACGATTGTCACGGAAATAAAAAACTATTCAAAATCAGATCATATGTCAACCGTGGGTAAAATCAAAAACATACTTGTGGCAAACCCCGGAGGCCATGTATTTATTGATACAATAGGTGAGGGGGCAGGTGTTTATAGCAGGCTATCAGAAATTGAAAAAGAACATGCGATAGCTGAAAATTCTATTACAAGTGCGAAATTCTCCGAAAGTGCTAAAGGTAAAAAAGATTTTACGGGATTACGAACGTTTACGAATATGCGGGCATATTGTCTATGGGCTGTAAGAGATGCTCTTGACCCGTCATTCAATGCTTATAGAGAACCACTTGCATTGCCTCCGAACGATGACCTTGTACAAGAATTATGCGAACACCACTGGGATACAAAAAGCAATGGTGATATATACATAGAGAGCAAAGAAGATATAAAAAAACGGCTAGGACGGTCTCCTGATGACAGTGATGCTCTCGCATTGACGTATTTCCCGAAGAAAAAAGTATTACAAAGACCATACCGGCAGCTAAGCAAGGCTGCTCTCGGATTCCGATAAAAACAGTGATAAAAAACGCTTGACAAGAAAATATATAGTGTTATATTAAAATACGATAGCATATATTAAATATTAAATAAAGGGCGTACATGCGAGTTATAGTGGGATGTGAATTTAGTCAGGTGGTATGTAAGGCATTCATGGAAAGAGGGCATGAAGCATATTCGTGTGATATCTTGCCAACAGAGGGTAATCCTGAGTGGCATATACAAGATGATATACTGAATCATTTAGATGATGGTTGGGATTTAGGAATATTTCATCCACCATGTACACATTTAGCTGTAGCAGGTGCATCTTACTGGAAGAAAAAACAGCAGGATGGGACCCAAGAAGAAGCAATGCTGTTTTTTATGTCCCTATATAATGCAAATATTCCCAAGATTGCTGTCGAAAATCCGGTTGGTATCATGTCAACTATTTTTAGAAAACCAAACCAATATATAGAACCGTTTCAGTTTGGTGAACCATTTAAGAAGAAAACAGGACTATGGCTAAGAAATTTACCAAGCTTGAAACCAACAAATATTATTGAACCGAGATGCTATTGGGCACAACCACACGGTTCTGCTTATAAAAAAAAGAGCATGAGATTAAGTTCTATAGGCGGACATCGGAGTTCTAAAGAGCGTTCTCGTACATTCCAGGGTATAGCTAATGCAATGGCAGAACAATGGGGCAATTAATGGAAAAAATATATACAGTCGATGAAATAGCGGGAATACTCGATCTTGACGGAGCTACTGTCCGGCGGTATTTCCGGGAGAAACGGTTTCCCGGTAGCTTTAAAATCGGGACAAACTGGAGGCTTGCCGAATCTGATCTGGTTAAATGGATTGAAAAGAAAAAGGGAGAGTAGGTATGCCGAAGATTGAGCGGACATGTCAGCAGTGCGGGAAAGTGTTTTGTAGATACCCTGCATATATAAAAAAATGGGGAGGTAAGCACTGTTCAAATGAATGTGCATATAAATCAAGAAAAGGGAGAAAACAATCGCCTGAAATTATCGAAAAAAGGAGAATTTCTCTTACTGGACGCATAACTTCAGATGAAACTAAAAGGAAAATTAGCGAAGCAAATAAAGGTAGAAAATTAACCAAAGAGCATAAACAGAAATTAAGAATAGCAAAATTAGGCAAAAAACAATCAGTGGAACATAAGGCGAAAATAAAGAAAGCAATTAGTGGTGAAAATAATTATAACTGGATGGGTGGTCACGAAAGAAATATGGAGCAACAAAGGGTAAAGCGGCGAGAAGGAATAAAAACATTAAAAGGTAGATATGCTGATTATCATATAAAAAATTCAATAAGAAGAGATGCTAACAGAAAACTTGATGGAATTAAAATATCTTCAAAAGACATTCCCCCAGAACTTGTTGAACTCAAACGGGCACAGCTTAAAATAACGCGGGAGATTAGAAAATGTCAGGAAAAATAGTAACAGCAGAGGGTAAAGAAGTTGAAATGACTCAGAATTTAGAAGATTTATCAAGACATGCCTGTGAAGATTATGATATGTTGCGCTCAGGACAGATCGATGTTTCGGACGCAATGGCACGGGCAGCACTTATTAGGTCGGTCATAGCAACTGAAATGCTTGGAATTACAAGGGCTAAACTCATGAGAGAAAAGCCTGATAGCAAGTTTCTTGGCATGGAAAAATCAAAAGAGTTGAAATCATGATTACTTGGGCGGGCGAAAAATCCCGCTCCATAAAAACGAGGTGAATCATGTGGATACCATTATTTATATTCAAAACATATATTAAACGCCATAATGGGCTAATCCGAATATCAAAATATAGGTATCGTATTCGATATGATGGCAGATATATGACGCTCACGACTCTATTGTGTAATAAATTACACTTATATCGAATTAAAAGACTTTTTAATATTAAAGAACTTGATTATGTTAATTTCAATAAATCTACTTATATTTGGTGGTGGTATAAACTAACATGCCCGAAACACAAAGAATGTATTCAGCATATAAAAGATTTTGATAATTCAATAGTTAATTCATGTAAACGAAAACACTGTCCGGTCGAAGGACGGAGTCTTATTCAAGAAATGCGGGAAACAGGAGATATATTATGATATCATACCCAAGCGAAGAACAGATTAATAATATGACCGTTATTCAAATACGTGCCTTAATTAAAGAAAACTTTCCGTCTTTCCATTCGAATATATATAACAGGGATGAATTACGGGCTGATTTTAACAAAAAATGTCGGAACGCTGAAGAAGTTTTGCGTACTGGTAAATTATAACAGGAGACCAACATCATGGAAACCCAGACAAGTAGTGACATCAGTGTAGGTAAAACCGTTCAATGTCATTTTTGCAATGTGGGTTTTATTCCCAAAAATACAAACATTGCAGATGGTATTGTAGATTTCACAGCAGAAGAATTTAACAAGGTTGGTTGTCTTTCAAAAATGAAAGGATATTCTACGCAAGGATATGTATGCGATGATTGCTTAGAACGAATAGTAAACGTTAAAATATAACAGGAGATCATCATGGACATACAAGAAATACTCGCATTGCCGTTTGACAAGGCACTCGAAACATTAACGGCATACAAACCAAAACAGGACGCTGCTAAAAACCGTGACGCTTACGTCGGCAATCATGCCATCCTCACTGATCCTCAACGGGCCACCAAAACGGTCGGCGATTCTCAGGAAACCAGCAGAACAGTAAAATACACAAAAGAGACAATACCATTTCAGAAG